CAGCTCCACTTGTAGCGTAACCATTCAATGTAGCTAACATATTGTCAATATCGAAACTAAGACCACGATTAACAAATACTACGTTTTCTTCGATAGCACCTTGCTTATCCAAACGAGAAACAATAGAATCCCAATCAGAAAGAGTTGTTGGAGTACCACCACCCCATACGTTACCACGTTGGTTAACTACGTAGAAAATACCTTCAGATCCAATGTATCCTGCAACTGCAGCACCAGAAGAAGCTGCAGCAGGAACTGCTTCAATCATTGAAGTCTCAAGATAATCTTCAAAACGAAGACGAGTTTCGTGCTCTGATTTTAAGTACCACAAGTATCCTGTAGCACCATTCTCAGTAGTTACTTCAACCCATCCAATTTGAGCCATATCAGAACCATTAACCGCATACTTATCTTTAATGATAATAGGGTTATTGCTGTAGATATCATCTTCTGATTCCAATGAACCAACCATTCCGTTAGTTCCTTTTTTAAACTCAGAACCATAAATGAATACAGTACAAGCTGTAGATACTGCAAATGCTTGACCTGCAGTCTCATAATAAGCTACAGTGAAGGTTGTTGCGGAACCTACTGCAGTTACAATAGCTTTGTTAAAAACACCTGATGAATTATTTTGAATCATCAAAGTCTGTCCAACACGGATAGCTATGTAAGTTACACCACTATCAGCTACAGTAAAGGTTGCTGTTGCAGAAGCTGCTGCTGCTGCTGAAGTACAACTTGTGTACTTGATGTGTAAACGTCCTTGTTCTGCCCATTTAATTTGGTCAGAGTTAGACGGCATCTCTGCTCCTACCATACGTAGAAAAGATGCGATTGTCCTGTTACCATAACGCTCAAATTCTTTCTCATAAGTATCAGGTAGATACTGATTCAAGAAGTTAAAGTTGGTAATGTAGTTTGTTTGCAATGCCACCTGTTCTGCAGAAGGCTGCAGGGCGTAGGTAGGATTGTTTAATAATGCACTTGCCATTTTTTTAATTTTTAAATGTTTTTAAATCTTTTTTATACTGCGAATCCTCAGATTTCGTCCTGAGTCAGGGTTTATCGCTTTAACCTGCATTCCGTCTGTAGTTTTGCTAACTTCAGGTGCTCTCCGCTCTGACATATTAATGTTTTTGGTTTTACGCATAACATCTTCAGTGGCATCAGACAATCCTTGTTCATAAAAGAACTTAGCAAACTTGTCAGGGTTCATTGCTATTGACAGTGATCTATGATAACCTGCAGCGTCTTTCATTAAACCTTGCTCATCTAAAAACTTGTTTATAAAGTTTTGTGGAGTTGATTGGTTCTTCTTTAACTCAGAGGCATCACCGGGAGCAAACGTAACTTTTTTGTTATTAACATTGAACTCAAAACCTTTGAACTCGTTGTCAAATACATCATTTGTCTTTTGGTCAAACCATTGACGCTTACGTGTGTTCTCTTCTTCTATTGTCTTTGCTTGTTTGGTATATTGCTTATAACTTTGGTACATCTCTTTCTCATCATCGGAAACGAATGCCTCACTTGACTCAAGGGGCATTTTGTATTTCTCTTTCTGAGAGTTGAAGTATTTCTTAGCTTCAGCAACAACTTTCTTTTTGGCGATTTTAACTTTTTTAATAGTTAATTCATCGTCAATATCTTCATCGAATCTGTAATCTTCTAATAATGTATCTATATCGTTACTATCAAGACCTTCTTGTGTAGATATAAGATAATCTTTAAGAAGTTGTTCAGAGTCCATTGAATCAAAATCTTTCTTTAACTTAACAAAGTCATCGAATCCCCGTCCTGTTTCTTTCTTATACTTCATATAAGCTGAAACATCTTCAGGCAAATCTTCACTTTCTTTACGTTCAGCCATTAACTCATCAAATGAGTTTATTTGCTTATTGTATCTTTTCCCAATATATGAAAGAACATCTTCTTCTTTTAAATCAGCACTTAAATTCGGTGCATTTTCTTGTACATTATTTTCAACAAATTGTATCTCTTGTTGTACATTACTTAATGACTGTTCGTGTTTATCAAGTAATTGTGTTTCTACTTCTTGAACACTTTTTGGTTCAATTACGTCTAATGATCTTACTTTATATTCCATTTGATTTGATTTTATTTATACAAAAATATATAAAAAATTTGATATTTTTATCTTGGCGAAAATTCAGACAAGTCAAATCCATCTAAACTATCTTCATTTGATTCAAAACTCATTGGTGGAAGATTGTTCTTTCTTTGATTAATTAACTTAGATTGCTCTGTATTTTGCTGACTAATTCTACTTGCCTTAGCATCTTCTTTCTTTTGTTCTCTTTGCGTTAAATTATCAACTTCCATTCCACGCAACTGTTGATTATACCCAAACTCTTCAGCCATTAAAAAAGATTTTAACTCTGCTTCCTTTTGCATTTTTTGAATATCAAAGGCAATTTCAGCTTGTTTTATCTGCATCTTAGACTTTGTTTCCATATCAATTGTCTGCATTGCAACTTGTCCTGCCATCTCTTGAGACTTCAATTGTTGTTGAGCAATCATTGCCTGTTTTTGCATTGCCATCTTTTCCTCACGATCTTGAGTCTTAATTCTCTTCATCTTGAGTAACTGATTAGCAAGTTTGATATTCCTTATCTCACGTATATCAATTGCATCCTCAAGATTAATATCTCCTTTAGCTAATGCCATTTGAATATTACCTTCAAGTTGTGCCTTTTGCTCTTCATCAGGAGAAATCTCTATAAATATACCAAAGTCATAAATGTAAAGGTCTTTAACCTCATCTAGTATAGACACGTTGTATTTACCAATCTGATTGGCAAACTCATCTTTAAAGTCAGCATATTGCAAGATGTCCCCTATTCTATAAGTTAAAGCCTCTGCTAATGAACGGTATATGTACAAAGAACCATCAAGTATATGCCTTGTTGCTGTATTTGAGTTTAATGCTGCTAGTTTCTGTAGACCAACTAATGAGTTAGGGTCAGGATTAGAACCATCTCTTGCTTCATTAAGTCCTGTTACAGACCTAATCATATCCACATAGTGGTTCATATTGGTAATAAGCATCTGAGTCTTAGCTGCTCCTGAGTTAGATGTTAACTGAGTAATAGGAACTCTTGCGTTATTAAAGTCACCATCTTGAGTGAAACTCCTACCAATTACACTACCTGTTTGGAAGTATAACCTTAAAGCATCTTCAGGATTATATGCGTTACCTGTACCTAAATCAATCTCACTTAGTCCATCTGCGTCTATAAATACACCATCAGGAACTGTACGTGCAATAACTTGTTGTAATTTTAAATGAGTTATTTGAATTAAGTCAGCAAATGGTATCATCCTACGACATAAAGACTCGATAACACCTTTGTACATACGTGGGGCACAAGCTACATAGTTTGGCAGAGCGTGTTGAGTAGATGACTTTGGACGAACCATATTCTCAGATAGTCTCCATTGTAGTAACATACTTGTACCCATTACCATTATACCTTCATACCAAACGTCAATTGTCTTCTCAATCTTTTCAAAGTTCCCCTCTTCCATCTTATCAGCCGGAGGATTAAAAGTGTCATCTTTCTCAATTACACGAGAGCCACCACCTTCAAAGTTTTTCTTTTTATATACTACCTTTTTAGTGGTTTTATAGTTAAAGTATAATAATGTACACGTGTCTCTATGGAACATACTGTTCTCATAAAACTGAGCAACATTAAAATAATCATACCAAGCTTGACTGTATTGGGTAACTTCTTGTAAATCTTCTTTAGTTAAAGATTGGTCAATTTTCATCAACTCAAGTATTGGAACAGTTTTAATCTCTCCCCAATAGAAACAATCTTTAAAAAACGGGTCTTCAGTGTAACTATAAACAATATTAGCCGGGTCAACGTATGAGATTTTAACACCTGATCCTTGTAAAAACTCGTGTTTTGCTACTCCAATACCAATTACAGTTACATCATAATCTATTCTTTTACGAATGTCATCATAATGATTGGCATCAAACAGAGTATTAATAGCTTCTTCTTCTGCAATCTCAAGAGCAGGTTTGAAGTTAAGTTGCATATACAAAGATAATTCTTCATCAGTCTCAGGCAACTTATCAGGGTCCATCATAAATGCATTTACCCCTGTTTTTTCTTTAATGGTTGTTAAGATATCTTTAGATAACATCTGAGATTCAACCATATCCTGATACTTGCTTCTTTTAGATTGAGACATTGCATCTTGTGCGTAAGCCTTTACCTTAAAAAGTCTATCTGACATACCATTAACAACAATGTCAACAAACTTAGGTATAATAGGAACAGGAGTCCAATCTAAATTTAAATAAGACAAATCTCCATCTATTGCTAATTCATTTTTATATTTAGCAATTGACTGTTCTCCACGTGCATATAGTCTTACTCTACGAAAATCTCTCCACTGACTATAGTATCTACAAGAACTTCCGTCTTTCAAAAACCACTCATATTGTATGGATTGACCTATTTGTAAACCAAATTCTTTTGACGCTTTTTCTGCATCAGTTACTAACTGACTTGGAAAAGATGTTGCGTTTATTGATACTGTTATATTTTTCATCTCATCAATTGACTTGTTGTTCCATCATTTGTATACTTGGCGAAGTTAATAATTAATTTCGACTCTTTTTTCTCAGGCATATACATATGTTTCTGATTTGCCATTATGCATAGTCCTGAACTAATAGATGCATCGAACCTTGTCCTATCATTAATATCAAACCTTGCCCAATCTTCTAGTGTTCTTGTAAATGGCATAGTTCCCATTTCTTCAGGGTCTCTATACTTTGCTTCTAAATCCATTCCTACAAACTTCTCTATATAAGACTCAATAGCCGATGCGTGTGCCTGTTTTACATCTTCTGATGAGTTAGGGATACCCCCAAGTTCACGTTCTGTCTTTGATAGCTTCATTAATTGCTTATCAGGTCGGTTTAAACTAAACCCCCTATATCCTCTATTTTTAATGTGATATAAAAGTCTTGGCTTGTTATTTTCTACTAAGATAGGCATTCCGTAGAACACACAAGCCATTAATACTTCTTCAAAGAAAATCTCTGCCGTCTGTGGACGAGCAACATATTCTAAAAAAAACTCATTTGCAGGAGCATCATCCATATGAAACTTGGTCATCCCGTGTAGTGCGCCATTAGACCCACGTCCTCCAACCACTGCTGATATATCATAAGAGTCACATCCAAATGACCCAAGATGCTCATTTCCGGGATACTTAATCCCGTTTCTTATATGAACATTATTCTGCATATGCTTTGGTGGAGACCAACTTATGTTAAATCTACCACGCTGTTCAGGGGTCCATATAACCTGTGTGTCCTTTATACCATCCTTCCAATAGAAAGACCCACGTGTCATATAGTGGTCTTTTATCATTGAGTCATTGTAGTCAATCTGTTGATAAATCTTAGTAAGGTTAAACAAGGCTTGTTTGCTCTCATCTCTAAATGCGTGAGACTCAGTTCTAGGAAACTGACGATAAAACTCATTCAATGCATCTGCATCGCTTTTTAAAGACTCAACCTCCGCTTCCCAATAGTCTACTGCCCCATTCTTAATAAAATTTCCATCTACCCCTAGAATAGGCTCTATTGGCTTCTTAAACACAGGCATCCCGTATCTATCTATAAATCCCTCCATATTACACTCCATTGGAATGAATAGTGCATATAGTCCGCTTTTAGTCTGACCATTGGCATTACGAGTGCTTATACGTGAGTCTTCATAAATATCTTTAAAGTTTTGTCCGCCCTTAGATAATGCATTTGAGGTTGATCCCATCATACACTTGCCTATAATCTTACTACCTAAACGCAAACACGTTTTAGTTACACGCCAATTCTCCTTAATGTTTACAGGCTTCGTCCATTTTCCAGATTCGTCTGAAGCTAAAAATAATAATTTCTCTCCATCATATGAGTTGTCTTCTGTATTCTTCCAATCTATTGACGTATCTAAACCTTCAACATCATTATCATTGGCATCATACATATTCTTTTTAGTAATCTTTGATGCAGGAATGCGGTACGCTAACTCAGCTTTTGGTTTATCCATACCATCCATAATAGGCTTAAAAAAGAAAGGTAGTCTACTATTAATAGGAACAACCTTATCTGTAAACATCTTCTTAGCATCTGCTCCTGTCTTTGATAATATGCCTATACGAGCATTACGTGCAAGTGTTCCTATATTGACACACTCAGAGGAAGACATAAAAGAGAATCCTGAACGCCTAATCTTTAAATACACCATACCAAATGATCTTGGGTCAGCACGACAAGCCTCCCAAAATATCCAAAATATTCTATTGGCTTCACGAAAGTCAGGATAACCCACATCAATACTTGCCCACTGCAGGTACATATAATGAGAACCTGTTATGTATGTAGGCATTCCGTTGTTCATAAACCAAAAGCCTTGTTCCCTATAATCAAACTCTTGTTCGATATAGTCTACCCAAAGATCTTTAAATTGCTTTGGTTTTTCATTCCATTGGAATATTGATTGAATCTTTGCTAGTTCTTTTGGAGTCTCGTGGCGTTGCCAATACTGTTCTTTTTTAGATGCGTTTCTTTGAAAACACTTGTCAGGCATTGGAGGCAAGGCTACTTGTAGTCCTGCTATATCTAATATTTGTCCTATCTGTCCTGTCTTTGAAATGACAATTACATTATATTGGTCATTATACCCATATAACCACGACCTTACCCTATTCTTGTTAGTGATAACGGCTGTAGGTATACAATCTTCAAGTAACCTATATAGATTATTGTTTTGACCTTCTTTCTGCAAATCCTTGTTTTGTATCTGTTTTACTTACTCCATTGCGTATTGAGTCAATGTTTTCTCTTTCTAGTTCTATCCTGTTCAGTATCTCAAATGCATCAAATATGGCTAGTTTCTTAGTCATTGCTGCATTCTTTAGTTTATCCGCAGCTAATTCATCCTCAGCATTTGGTTTTATAATCTCTTCTTGTGCAACCTTTATCAGTTGCTCAACTGCCTTGTGACCTGCCTCTATTATCTTTAACTTTATTTCTCTTGAGTCTCTTATCATAACTGTTTTAAAAATATTATTTGAACTAACCTTGCAGACTCCCCTTCACCAAAGTTTTCTAAAATGTTTCGTGAATGTGGTGCATCAGCATTAAAAGCTATCATACGATTAAACTTAGAGTACATTGTAACCAATGGGTTATTGTCTTTGTCGTAGATAGTTGTACCGTTTTCTTCAGGTTCAACCTCATTTAAGTATAATAAGCACGTGATATCCCCCATCATCTCATCCGTGTGGATAAAGTTTGGCTCTAATTGGTTTAGTGGAGACTTTCGTATAAAGTTAAGTTTTACACTATAACCATCGAATAAGTTGGTAACGTACTTGGCAAACTCATCGTAACGGTCTCTTGACTGAATATTCCGGAATGTGTTATCACCGTCTGCCAAGTCTTGAAACTCGTGAGTGTGTATATCAGATACATAGGATTTTGGGTCTTTAATAACGTCATCAAATGTGATTAGATTCATAGTTTAATTGTTATTTGGTGATCATACATTCTATATAACTTTTCATCATCAACTGTAAACTCATACTCACTATCAGGGGAGAAACATACCATATCACCTTCTTTAATACCACGATCAATTAAGTACTTATTTGAGTACTTCATTATTCCCATCAATGGTTCTTCTGAGAATGGCTTCTTTATATAACTTTCAGTAGCAGCAATAGGCTTTACAAAACAATACTTATCATAAGCATTCCACTTGTTATCCTGCTTGTACATAAAGAATTGGTCAGTCTCAATAAAGAATATGTCATCCCTAAAGAAACTTTTACCACTCTTTTGCCTACCCCTTACATCATTATAAAACTTAAAA